TGCTTTCTCAAAGTTGTCTTGCAGTTTTTTGTCGCCCTTGACAAGAGCCTGCTAAACAACGTAGTCAAGTTTCAATTGTTTTCTATGTTCCTCGGTCATATCTGATTGCTGTCCCATGCTGTATCTGTACCCAAAGTATGAGTAGTGTACAGAGAATATCTCATGTCTAAGCAAGCCTGTCAATCCCATAGATAGAATGCGCTGAACATCCAAGCGCTCGCCACTGCGTTTGAACTTAATCATCACACAAGTCTTGCCTTCGTCGTATGGTTTTGCAGTGTAGCATATACCAATTATCTCGGTAGAATAACCCATCTTGGTTAGAACATCTGACAGATACGCACCTGCTCCGACCAGTCTAGCAAAGCTAGCTTCATTGTTTCCATGTGATAGACCGAAGTTAATTCCAATGCGAATGTTACGTGCCTTGCTCTTACGCTTGGTCGTAACCCAAGCATTATCTGAATTTGCAAGGAATCTGTCAATATCCACTTCGTCGCCATCATCCATGAATCTACGCTTGCGTTTGCATGACAAACCCATACCATTGAACTTCGATACATTCAACTTTCGGTCTAGCATAGCACGTACTTTTTTGTACTGAGTAACCAAAGTCGGGGTGCTACGTCCATGATTGAGTGCCTGCAAATGCACTTCCTTAGTCTTGAAGTGCCTGCCAAACGTCCAACTATCATCTTCAGCGATAGTATTCTCAGTAACCCAATCATTGCGTTTGATTTCATCTTGCAGATGTTTGAGTGAGTCAAATTCAAGTATTTCAAGTGTGTTACTTGTACTCATTAAGTAAGCCTCCGAAGTTAATTTTGTCTAGCTCTTCAGCCGTCCATGAAGTTGTGATACGCTTGAGGAACCATTCGGGCGTTTTCCCTGCTTGGTTCCATACGTTAGCGTCGTAGAATCGACGGGTACTGATGATACGTTCATGGATATGCTCTCGGTTCATACGTTTGCGTAATTCCCATAGCATAGCTGACCATTTGTCATCGTTTGCTAGCTTTTTCTCTAAGCCTTTGTCATAGTCGATAAATATGGTTACGTCGCCAAGTCTGTCAAGAGTCGCCGAATCTTGTTGTCCACGTCCTGCATAGCTGAAGTCTTGTCCGTCGCCAAAGGTATTCATGATGGTAGCATCGAAGTAGTTGTCATGCTTCCATGCAAGTGGATTCTCTGTTCTGTTCGGTACAGCTATGTAACCTTGTCCGTCTAGCATGGCATTTCTAATAAGCCCTGCATTACTATCCATCGCATCAGCTTCGTCCCAAACATTGATACCACCATTCTCAAACTTGTCGACTGCAAGCCCCGTATGATATTTACCATGTGCATCCATCTTGCCGAGCAATTGTGCTTCGGATAATCCTGCTGAACAACCAATGTACTGATAGTCATTGACCGACATATCAATGGATGGTGCTAGCTTGTCCCAAACTTGTTTGACAAGAGTGCTTTTACCCGTACCAGCAGGACCGACCAAGCATACAAGATTTTTGTAGTATAGCGACTCAAATACTTCGTCAAACTTAGGATGTACCATTTCGTCGGTAATGGTAATGGTCGGCTTGTCCTTGACCTCAATGGTTATCGGCTTTACCATGTCTTCAGCTGTACTAATCATGTCTTGAACCCGTTCCTCTAATCCGACAGCTAGAGTCATTACTTCGTCGGTAACCTCGTTCTTAATCTTGTCGGATACAGCGTCGACTATCATCGATTCCATGCTTCCTGCTTGTGGCTGAACAGTAGGCTTGCTAGCAGTGTCGGTGCTAGTATCAGCATTGTGTTCCTGCATTTTCGGTAAGCTAGTCGGCAATGGTGGTAATGAATCGTCATTTGGTTGGTCGTTACCAAGCAAGAATTCGATACGCTTCTCGTTGCTAGTTGTTTGCACCCATGAAGATTTCTGACCACTATCTTTGCATTTCTGAATGCATTCCTGCTTCAACTCAGCAGTGGTAAGATTCTCGTAATAATCTCGGTTATTCAATTGTTCCTCCAATCGGTTGGTTATTATTAATTAATAGTGTATTCACTTCGTTACATACACTAATAATTAATTTAGATTTGCTAGCTCGATTTCTCCACTAGCGATTTGCTTTGCAATCTCTTTACTATCAAGCTGTAAATACATATTTCGGTACTTACTAGTCGTCTTAGAGTAGTTGTGGTAGTAAGAATCAAGCTGTATTTTCCCGTCTATTACTTGTATAATACAAGTTCCGTAGCTGTAAAATCTTGTTAAAAGTTCGCCCTTGTCATTTGCTAGGTTAATAACGTGATGATTATTGACGACCTTGTTAGTTTTTGGATTCCTAAATCCGTGAGATTTAGACTTGATATTTTCTAATGACATATTAGATAGCTCCTATTTTGATTATAGTTTTATATTGTTTATTATTTTTTTTCAGATATAAAGCAAAGTATCTCGGCTTTGTAACTTTCAAACCAAATTCAAATTGTTTATTGCCGACGTTTATAACGCCTAAATATCCATGATGTAATTTGTAGATTCGTAAGAATCTATTTCTTGTTAAAGTCATAATAAACCTTCTTCCTCTAAGCGATTAAGTTTATCGTCAAATTCTCTTTGCATTTCTTCTCGGTCAAGAAGATATTCTTTTTGGTTATCATCTTTCCAATAACCATAAACAGGGATAACTACTGAAGTTTTTATTAACATTTTATTTTCGAGCGTTCCTAAAAGACGTCTTAAATTTGCCTTGACTAATTCATATTCAGTAACATTTACTGAATAACTCTCTGATTCGGTATTTTCAACTCCCTTAATTTCATTAAGCCTATCAATAGATTTTTTAAGTACTCTGATTGCTATTCTTTCCATTACTTTACTCCTCGGTTAAATGTTGGCGAAAACTAGAATGAATACGAAAACTATAAAAATATAGATTACAGCTAAACATTCAATTAAAAACTTCTTAGTGTAGTTATGACTTCTTTTTCTCATTTAATACCTCTTCGGTTATTTGTTTTGAAATTTGTTGAAATAAGGCTTCCAAAATTCTCTGTCGAATTCTTCTGTATAATTGCCAAAGTCACAGCTCATTACAGCACAGACCCTCTCTAGGGTCTCAATTAAGATATCGTCGGTTTCTTCCAAGGTATCTTCTTTAATCTTGATTTCTAGCTCCGACCACAATTTCTTTCTTAAGAAATACCACTGCTCTAAATCAGGGCTGTTTATCTCTAATCCATAACCATCATTAACCTCAATAGTATAGCCGTCGGCATACTCCCCAAGACAATAGTCTTGCTTCCACTTGGTAAAGCTATCCAATTCAGCGTCCTCAATCATATCAATCTTACTAACATCGACGTCGTTATCCTTTTGATATAAATAAAACTCGAAAGCTTTGTTCATGTCGTCGAACAAGACATCCTTATGGATGTTTCGAATATGAACTTTGAAGATGGTTTTATATAATTTCATTATATACCTCCGTTGAATTTGTTTTTTAGTTTGTCGGTTAAAAGCTCTGTGCTAGCTTTCTTAATCATTGCAGTAGCAATGTAGTATTGCTTACCCCGTAATTTATGACGACGATTGACTTTCCGTAGGAACTTAGTAGCCTCGGCACTAGTGTTAAATTTATTATTTATATCAAAGCCAAACCCGTCGGTCTTTGTACAAGTAACCCCGATTTTTTTGCCGTGTTTTTTAGTTATTTGGTTCTGGATTGTTACCATAAGTATCCTTTTATTAGTTTTAACATAGTATTCACTTACGTTCATACTATGTATAAAACTTTAAAAGGTTTACTTATAGGTAACTTAATCCTAGAACCTAAATACTAGCCGTCGCCGTTGACCCCGTAACCGTAAACGTTAACCCGAGATTCTATGCGTAAGGGGGCTTAGTTTCCAGTGTAATGTTATACTTTCAAAATAAGGGTTTTAAGCGTGTTTTATAGTGGGGGGTATACCACTACCTACCTAATAGGATAAAACGGCTAAAATGGATACAATTTGAGCGTTATTTGATATAATTAGCAGTTGATTGTTGGCACACTGCGAGCCGTTACGGGCAAAAAAAAACCCCGAACGTAAATTCGGGGCTTTTTCTTTCGGTGCTAGCTTCGATTAGAAATCGAATCTAGTGTATGCATCAGTTTCACAATCCCAATTGGCAGGCTCGCTTGACATAGCTTCTAAAAAAGCTTGCTCTGTCAAGGCTTGCTCATATTGATTTAAAGGTAAATCAAGGTTAGGCAAGTCTTTAAGACTGAATCCAAAATCGGATTCAAAGTCATTTATAATAGCTTGCCTTTCCTGTTGTGCTAGCTTGCTATTAATTACTGATTGGTTGTCGTCTATTGTAATAGTGTTTTTCATGTTGTGTTTTTCCTTGTGTTAATTTTGCCGTTCATTCGGCTGGTATATATTAAGGATATATTAAAGGCTGTTCCAAGTTTTATTTATTATTGAGCGATTTGCCCTTTTTTATTGACGGAAAAAAAGTCAAGTCAACGTAAATCGACAAAGTCAATCCGTTATCGACGGGGACGGCGTATATATATGTACCCTCCATAAATTTTTTCCCCTATTTTTTACAAAGGTATAGCATTCGCATAGCAATCGCATAGCAACCCTAATGCCATCGCATAGCACTGCTATTGCGACTGCATGTAAACCTTAGGTTTAGTTAGGACTATATCAGGTTTATATAAAAAAAAGGTTTACTTATATGGTTTATAAACCTTAGGTTTATATCACCTAAACAGAAAGAAAGGAATTATTATGGCTTATGAACCAAAAGACATGTCAGGCTCAATCTTCACTAACCAAGGCAAGAAAGCAGAGAACCACCCAGATTTTACGGGTTCATTCCGAATCAAAGGTGTTGATTACAATGTTGCAGGTTGGAAGAAGAAGTCTGCAAAGGGATTAGAATACGTAAGTTACAAGGTGGAAGAAAAGGTAGAGAAAGAAGAACCATTGCCATTTTAAATGCTAGTAACATGCAAAGGAAAGGAGTTTGAGCAATATGAACTCGATGAGATTGACGCTCTTGGAATTAAAGCAATCGAAAACTGGCGTGATGCAAAGATTGGCGATTGGATACGGACTCACGATAGTAAGGTTATTAAGGTTATTGGAAGGCGTGAAAAAAAGCTTGCTGGGAAGCGCAAATCGTTTTCTCTTATACGCACAGGTTATGGAGAAACCCCAACCTATCGTAAAAAAATCTACGCACTTAGACAGAAAGATTGGTCAGGCGAAGAGAACCTTACCAAAAGCTACATTAAAGATGTCCCAGCTACACAGCTTCAAAAACAGTTCGCAGACTACATTTCCAAAAATGGAGAACTGGACAAGAACGGTAAGTTCAATACAGAGTCAATCATTAACGCCTACATGTACGCTTTCAGCGACAACAATCCGAGCCAAGCGCTTAAAAGAGGTCTTAGAATTTTACGCAAAAAACACATCGTTGATAGGATTAACATGAACATAAGAGAAACACTTATAGAGCATGGTATGGATGATGATTGGGTTGCAAGCCAATACAAAGACCTTGTAAGTTCAAGTACTGGCATTGCTAAGTTAAATGCGCTGAATCGTGTATCTGATATGCTTGGTCATTCTAAGAAAGAAAAACAGGAAAAGACTCAGAATATTATTATGATATCCGATGGGGACAAGAAGCTCTTAGCAGAGGCTAGGAAAGAATTGTCCGATAAGGATATCGGCAAATTGATGCACATAGTTAAGAATAAAGGAATAGATGGTGTTCTTGAAGCGCAAGATACCGAAGTTAACGATATCAGTTGAGATTGATGATTCAAAAGCTGGTATAATTAACCTTGATGGCAAAGATGTACTTGTGGAACCCAAACTAAACGAATTCATATTAAGCATACTTGAAGAGAATGACCATCTGTTATCACGTCTTGAATACTATGAGAAATATATAACTGGAGCAGGAGATGCGTAAGCTATACTCAACAGGGCAGGCAAAGTTTACAGATGGTAGTTCTCGTCTAAAAACTACACTAGGGAAAGTAAGAAAATGGAAAAAAAAGAAAAAAAAGGTGTCAACGAAGAAATTAAAGCGTTAATTTCATCTCGACTAGATAATGGTCAAAAGAAATACAAGCAAGATGTTCCTGTAAATGACCATAGAGAATATACAGAAGAAGCATTAGAGGAACTCCTTGATGCTTGTGTCTATCTCAGCGCTGAGATTTTACGTATAAAAAGGTTGAAGGAAGTTGCAACTAGAATACACAGTTGAAGAACGTCAAGCTTTGATGAAGAGGATGTATCTTGACATCTTCTTCTTTGCAAAGTTTATACTGGGCGACCCAGAGTTACCCATGCATTATCATGTACGTAGCAAGTCGCCACAATTCCACAAAGATATTGTTGCCAAACTATTAAAACTAAATGCAGGGGATAAGCTAGCTGTAGTTGCTCCTCGTGGTCATGCAAAGTCTACCTTAATCAATCTTATATACCCACTCCATAGGATTTTATTTGGAGAAGAAAAATTTGTTTTGTTGATATCTGAATCGGAGAAGCAGTCTAAGTTTTACCTTGAAACAATTGGTAATGAGATTGAGTTCAATGAGAAGCTTAAATACTTCTTTGGCGATAGACGTGGTCGTATCTGGGGTAAGGAAGAAAAAGAATTTATTGCAGGTTTTGATGAGAATGGCGCACCAAACAGTTATTGCAAAGTGCTTGTACGTGGTACAGGGCAAAAGGTTCGTGGTCTAAAGTACGGAGCATACAGACCAACGCTAACTATCATTGACGACGGTGAAGGCGAGCGTAATACAGCAACGCAAACACTGAGGGACCAATTTAGGTCTTGGTTGAATGGTGCTGTGGTCGCAGGTTCTCAAGATTCAAAGCTTATATTTATTGGAACTATTGTCGACGAAGAGTCGTACCTTAATCGAATAGCTGGTCCACTTGCCTTTGATAGAAATGGTAAGAAAAAGATTAAGGGATGGGACAGTATGTTCTTTCAAGCTATCCTGCAAGAGAACGATGCAGGGTTCTTTAGTGCAAGTGGTAAGGAGATTTTAGATAAAAAAGGTAAACCGAAGGTATTGTGGGAGGACTATAGACCTTACGACTGGCTTATCGCAGAAAGGGATAGACTTATATCTGAAGGTGATGTAGCCTATTTTTATCAAGAATATCAGAATATACCTATGGATGATAGCTTTAGGGTATTCAAGAAAGAAGATATAAACTATTGGGAAGGTCATTTTAGGAATGACAATGACTTTTCTGTTGTTGAACAACATGTTGAGGATGAGATTTGGGAGATACCAGTAAATGTATTTATGGGTGTTGACCCTGCATCAAGTGAAAATATCAAAGCAGACTTTTCTGTAATTATGGTTATTGCTGTGGATGCAGAGAATAATATTTATATTATAGATTATCACAGAGGACAAATGGCTCCGATGACATTGGCTGATAAACTGTTCGAGATGATAGAGTTTTACAAACCGAAACTTATCAATATTGAGGAAACAGGTCATGTTATGTTATCGGACTACATGATGCGTGAGTCTAAGAAGAAAGGTAAGTTTTATAACATTACTCCTAAGAAAGCTATTAAAAGCAAGTTTTATAGGATTAAACAACTACAACCATACTTTGCAAGTGGCGCTATGTTCTTAAAAGAAAATCAATGGGAGCTTGAGCAAGAGCTTTTAAATTTTAAAGAGCATGGCAGTTTTAAAAAGGATACTCTTGATGCATTAAGATGGGCTATTGATGATGTGTACGCAC